TAAGCAGTTTAGCAGTTGTGTTCTTATTAGATCAGACGATGACTTGGATAGCATATTTGCCAGCGGTGAGATGATGGCCAAGTATGCCAGCAAACGTGCTGGCATTGGCTTAGAGATTGGACGTTTGCGTCCTTTGGGTAGTCCAATTCGCGGTGGCGAGATCATGCACACCGGTATGATTCCATTCTTAAAGAAATGGTTTGGTGACCTACGTAGTTGCTCACAAGGTGGTATTCGTAATGCCTCAGCCACTGTGTTCTATCCCATATGGCATTTACAATTTGATGATCTCATTGTGCTCAAAAACAATCAAGGCACAGAAGAAACTCGTGTGCGCCACATGGACTACGGTGTTGTGCTGAGCGCATTCTTTTGGCGCCGATTCAAGAACAAAGAAAACATCACATTCTTTGACCCCAATCAAGTACCTGACCTTTATGAAGCATTTTATCAAGACACCGCTCGCTTTGAAGAACTTTATGTCAAATATGAAAAAACGCCCGGCCTCCGTAAGAAAACGATGGCTGCGGAGGAAGTTTTCAAAAGTGGTATTCTCAAGGAACGAACCGATACTGGACGTATCTATCTAGTGTTCATTGACAATGTCATGAACCAAGGACCATTTGATCCTGAGTATCATACAATCTATCAAAGCAACCTCTGCTGTGAAATCCTGTTGCCTACCCGGCCCTTCAAACGCCTGGATGATGCTGAAGGTCGTATTGCACTGTGTACCTTGGGTTCAATCAACTGGGGTGCGTTCCGTCACCCTGAAGACATGCGCAGAGCCTGTCGTGTACTTCAACGAAGCCTGTGCAACATCTTGGACTACCAAGACTTCTTGAGTATTCAAAGTCAACTGTCCAACGATGAGATTCAGCCACTAGGCATTGGCATTACCAATCTAGCCTACTGGCATGCCAAGCGTGGACTTGAATACGGTGAGAAGGATGCACTTGCAGAAGTCAAGTCATGGATGGAACACCAAGCCTACTACTTGACCGAAGCCACAGTGGAACTGGCCAAGGAACGCGGTCGTTGTAAAGACTCAGACAAGACACGTTATGGCCGGGGCGAGTTTCCTTGGGAACGCAGAGCCAAAGGTGTCAACGAGCTCACAGACTTCACACCTGACCCTGCCTTGGATTGGAATACCCTGCGTGGCAACATGCGAGCATATGGTGTGCGCAATGCTACACTAATGGCAGTAGCACCTGTGGAGTCTAGTTCAGTTGTGATCAACAGCACCAACGGCATTGAAATGCCCATGAGTTTGATCAGTGTCAAGGAATCAAAAGCAGGTAGCCTTACACAAGTTGTACCTGAGTACCATAAACTAAAAAACAAATACCAGTTGATGTGGGCGCAGAAGGATTGTGTTGGCTATTTGAAAACAGCCGCTGTGTTGGCAGCATACATTGATCAATCAATCTCAACCAATACATTCTACAATCCTGCACATTTTGCAGATCGCAAAGTGCCTACTACCTTGATTGCCAAGAACTTGATGCAAGCACATCACTGGGGTATCAAGACATTCTATTACAGTCTAATCAACAAGCAAGGTGCCAAAGCGGCCAAGGAAGATGCGCCCTTGGAAGTCATCGACTTTGATGATGCGGAAGACTGCGAAAGTTGCAAACTATAAAGAAACAAATAAGATGAAAATATTAAAATTTTATGCAGACTGGTGCGGACCATGTAAGATGTTGTCAAAGACAATTGAATCAATCAAGGAAGAAATTCCATTTGAAGTTGAAGAAATTGATGCAGACAACAACGCCGAAATGGCCAAACAGTACAACATTCGCGGTTTGCCTACCATGGTCATAGTGGATGGCGAGATTGAAGTCAAACGCCATGTGGGCAATATGACTACAGATCAAGTAAAAGAATTTGTCAAAGTAAAATAAAATGTTTGCAATTAATTTTAATGATGTAAACAACTGCGAATCTTGTAAACTATAATCATGGACTTTTTAGATCGCGTTGATTTTGAAAATCACGATGGGGTATATCTCTCCATGTTAAATGATGTGTCACGAAATCAATTCTACGATCAAATTTTGACCCAGGTGCGTGATCATGATTGTGTGGAGATTGGATTTGGCACAGGCCTGTTGAGCATGCTGGCCTTGAAGCATGGTGCTCGTAGCATTGTGGCCTACGAGTCAGATCCTGATCGTTATCGCCTGGGCTGTGAAGTAATTAGGGTGCTGAAACTGCAAGATCGAGTCACCTTGATCAACCAACGCTATGATCATACCTGTGAACATGAGCAAGAGGTAGTGTTCACTGAAACTGTGGATGACAACATCTGGGGAGAAGGGCTCTACAACAGTTTGCCTAGACAGCCAGGCCAGCAATTTTTGCCTGGACAGTATTTCTTAGAAATATACGCTGTGCCAATATCCGCAGACATTGCCAGCAGTTTGATTCAAGCACATGAAGAAAATCATTTCTCTCCAGGAGTGGACATTGATTCTCGATTTGTGTCATACGTCAATTTGTTGCTGTCAAAAAAATACAACAAACCCATCAAGTCAAAAGTGGGCCTGCCTGAGGGGGTGACAGAACTAACACCCATGCCAATCTATATAGACTGGGCTACCAACAACACCTATACTGGGCGATATGTGCTTGATGCCAACGCACCTTTTGTGGACCAACCTATTCGTCAACTGCAAGTTGACACAGCCAAACAGCCAGTGTTGATTGTGCCCAGAGCAGGCATGCAACACGGCAGCGATCGTCTTTACTTGGACACTGGACATTGGAAACTACCAGCAAATCCTGCTGTAATCAATACACCCAACAGCCGAGTAATAGTGGAACATGATCTCCGCACTGGAAAAATAACATATAAAATAAAGGAACTAAAATGAGCCAAGCACAATACAACCTAGCCACCAAAACAGACTACCTGCATCGCAAGATGTTCTTGGACCCTGCAGGTCCTGTAACTATTCAACGCTTTGAAGAAGTCAAGTACAACAAACTTGTGAAGTTTGAACAAGAGGCACGTGGCTTCTTTTGGATTCCAGAAGAAGTGTCCTTGACCAAAGATGCCAACGACTTCAAAGAAGCCAGCGACACTGTGAAACACATCTTTACATCAAATCTGTTGCGTCAAACCGCCCTGGACAGTTTGCAAGGACGTGGACCAGCACAGGTGTTTACTCCTGTGGTGGGCATTCCTGAACTAGAAGCCTTGATGTACAACTGGAGTTTCTTCGAAACCAACATCCATAGTCGTTCATACAGTCACATCATTCGCAACATCTACAACGTGCCCAAGGATGTGTTCAACACCATTCATGATACCAAGGAGATCGTGGACATGGCATCCAGTGTGGGCAAATACTACGACGAACTACACAGAATAAATTGTCATAAAGAATTAAGCAGTGAAATGACAGGTATGGTGCTCGAACAAGAACACATCAAGGCCATTTGGCTGGCACTCAACGCCAGTTATGCACTAGAAGCATTCCGCTTCATGGTAAGTTTTGCCACAAGCCTGGCCATGGTAGAGAATCGCATCTTTATTGGCAATGGCAACATCATTAGCCTGATCTTGCAAGACGAAATCCTGCACAAGGAATGGACTGCATGGATGATCAATCAAGTGGTCAAAGAAGATCCACGCTTTGCACAAGCCAAGGCAGAATGCGAAGCCGATGTGTATCAGTTGTACCTGGATGTGATCCGTGAGGAAAAGGCCTGGGCAGACTACTTGTTCCAGAAAGGTCCTGTGATTGGACTCAATGCCAACATTCTCAAAGACTTTGTGGACTACACAGCAGTGGGCGCACTCAAAGAAATTGGTATCAAGTACCTGGAACCTGCACCACGTAGCACACCAATTCCCTGGTTCATGAAGCACGTGGACACCAGCAAAAAGCAGACGGCCTTGCAAGAAAATGAGAGCACCAATTATGTGATTGGGGTCATGGGCGACAGCCTTGACTACGACGAATTACCAGATTTATAAAAGGAAACAATATGTACAAACCTAATCCTGCAATACGAGATTCTGAAGACTTCCATAATATTCGCAACGTGATGAGCAAATTTGAAAAGATTCAAGAAAAGAATCGCTGCCTGCGAGTGCAATTTTTAGACTGGGTGTCAGTTAAAATGCATGCCTGGGCAGATGGTGTCAAAGCCATGTCAGATCGAATTGATTCACCATGCATCATTAAAGTAGAACCCAAAAGGAAAACAAAATGAAAGCAATAGTATGGAGCAAAGATCAATGCGCCTTCTGCGAGCAAGCCAAAGGCCTGTTGGAAATGAAAGGCATTGACTACGAAGTACGCAATATCAGTCAAGACTGGACACGTGAACAATTATTAGAAGCAGTACCAACTGCCAGATCAGTACCACAAATTTTCTTGGATGAAGAATACGTGGGTGGATTTAACGAACTGCGTCAAAGGTTGCAGTAATGCCACAATTTTCATCAGACTGGTTCAGCAATGCACTGGTCAATTTTGATTATATCACCAACTACTTACAAAAACAAAAAACAGTTGACAGCATATTAGAAATAGGCAGCCATGAAGGCCGTAGTACCTGCTGGATGTTGGAAAATATGCTGAGTGACACAGGCACAATTACCTGTATAGATCCATTTGCTGACCGCCCTGTCACAGCATTCAGTCATGATTCAATACCGGAAGATCGCAGTATTGAACAACGTTTTCGTGCCAATATTGCAGAAGTTCGCAAGCCCAGCCAAACCGTAGAAGTCGTGGCCAACATGAGTTTTCCTGCACTGGCACAGCTGATCGTGGATCAACGTCAGTATGACTTTGTCTATGTGGATGGCAGTCACAATGCAGACGATGCCTTGGCAGATGCTGTGATGTGCTTTGGGTTGTTGCGTCCAGGCGGCGTAATGTTGTTTGACGACTACTTGTGGGAAGACGATCAGCACTATTTGGGTCGTTGCAAACAAAGCATTGACGCATTTGTGAACATGTTTTATCACAGACTCAAGTTAGGACTGGTAAATTATCAGTTGGCAATAGTTAAAAAGGAATTAGAATGATTGAAGCAGGAAAAACATACACCATGCGCATGGGCTATGGTGAAGAAATTGTGGCAAAAATTGTCAGCATTGATGCGGACACTTACACACTCAGCAAGCCCGTGGCAGTGGTGCCCGGACAGCAAGGTATACAACTGATGAATAGTTTGTTTACCGCAGATCCCGAGGAAGAAGTCACGGTAAATAAATCTAGCGTGGCCATGATCGCTCCTGTGCGTGAAGACGTTGGGGACAGTTATTTGGAAGCCACAACAGGTATCAAACCTGTGCGCAGTAAAATCTTAATGGGATAACATGCCACCAGTACAACGACAAGGCGATCCAAACAGCTCAGGGGGAGTCAACACTTCGGGTGTGGCTTCTGTGCGAGTAAATGGTCGTCCCATTGTTATACCTGGTATTTCAGTCTCGCCGCACCCTTGCTGTGGACAACCCGGTTGTGGCATTCATTGTTCGGCAGTGACATCAGGTGGTTCAGGCACAGTAAGAGCAGGTGGTCGTCCTGTGATACGCGACGGAGATGCAGACACTTGCGGACATCCTAGAGTGGCTGGCAGTGCCACAGTGAGAGCAGCATAATGACACTGTCAACTGCTACTCCATTACAACTCACTGCAGGTGTGGGATTTTATTCGGGCAATGCAATAACTGCCAACACAGCACTGGCCAACAATATTGCCAGCTACAATGCTCTTGCACCCATTGCCAATTTAATCTACACCATTGGTCAAGCCGCAAGCAATGTGTCATTGAGCATTAGCGCAGGCACACTGGCCAATTTGAAAACATTGGGAGCCAATGTGGCAGGTAATTATTGTCCTGCCTTGGGAGATTCAGTACCCAGCAATGTGTCTTGGAATGTGGGCAACTCAGGCTATGCCACTACCATTACCACAGCAGCCAGCACCTACTTGGGGGCTGGCGACTTTGGCAAATTTGCACAGGCGTTTGGTGCCGCCCAGGGATACATTAGTCTTACAAATAATATTATCAATAGTGCTGTAAATGTCAACGGCACTGACTATTTGGGACCTACATTTTCAAACCAAAACAATCTGATCACTGCAGACATTGCCAAGGTCAACTTGGCTTTTCCTGCATTTGGTGCTGATTTAGCAGCTATCGGTGATCTTATTGCCTTTGATAATTTGTTGCAGTTTGGTACTCCAGCCGGTCTGTTGCAACAACTGGCACGGCAAGGTCGCATGCTAAACGGGTCAACACCGTGTGTGACCGCGGCACTACGAGCACAAGGACTGACTGATCAAAACATATCAGATCTCGTGAACAACAATGTGCAGAGTCTTTTTAATCCACAAGGACTTACTGCCAATCAATTTGATCGTTTGCAAAAAAAATGCTATCCAGCATTGGTCAATGTCACTGGCAGTTGTTTGCAAGATGTGCTGGCCATATTGGATAGTACTTTGCCCAACATTGAAACCATGGCAGACCTGTTGAATCCTGTGAAATTATTTCCCACCAGCTACAGCAGTCTAACTTTGCCCACTCCCAGTGGGCCTGTGTTGATATATGATACCACTGGCGCGGTCAACAGTGTAATCACTCCCATACTGAATTCTGGCGCAGTCACACCTACTGGTTGTGACGACTTGGCCAAAATTATTCCTGCTGCCAATGCTGCTGCCAATCGAGCACTGCAGATTGCATTTCAGCAAGTCAAAGGCATTGCAGGAGTCACTGCACGTCAACTGGCAGCCATACTACAATGACCACTCTAAATCAAACAGCAGCCGACTCGGCAGCATTTTCAAGAAAATTAGGCACACTCAAAGGATTACCCCTGGTGGCCAATACCACAACACCTGTGCCTGCTGATGTAGCCGCATATTATGACACAAACATTGCCTTGGGGTCAGGACCCAATGGCACATTCTTGACCACTGATTTCTTTGGTTCGGCAGCTGGCCTCCCTTACAATGATTATTTGACCACAGTTACCACAACTATCACAGCACAACTTACAGCTGGAACACTAACCACACTCAACACCATATATTCTTATATGAAAAATCTCATCACTGATGTGTATGGATTGCCAGGTGCGATAAATCTTCCAGCACCTTACAATACTGGAAATCCCTATGCTAGTTATAATTCAGCCTTGGTGGTATTGGTCACAGCCGCTGATGCAGCCATTGGCACGGCTATCACTGCCATGGGCACTGCTACTACAACACTGAATACTGCATGGACAGAAATGGTTCAACACAGTGCCAACGAAGTCACATTTCAAACCAAAGCCAGTATTGATTATGCCACACTTACCGCTGGTGCTCAGTTGCCCATTACTGCTTTTATTCCTGCTTTGGCCGGATACGGGCAAGAAACACAGGTGGGCATGGCCGCACAGTTTTTGGAAAGCATTGCCAACACTGCCAATCAATCGGGTCAGGCCATGGTGGGTGCCTTGCGTGAAGGTCGTAATACAGCTGGATTGAATTCCATAAATTTACGTTCAGACAATGATGTGCCCCAACTGCCCAATGCAGTTCCACCGCAGGCCACGTTGAGCGGCAGTGAATACACCCCCGCCGAAGCCAGAGCCTTAGTGTAATACTCAAGTACTACTTTTTGTTGGTTGACCAAAAATGCCCATTTTGCTATAATATAGGCATAGAGTAACAAAAAGGAGCCAAGATGTATTACATTGTTTCAAGAGGTACTGGACTTATTGTAACAGATGGTCCCAACAGAACCCGTGCATACAAAACTTTCGGTGCCGCCCGTGCCACTCGTACACGACTTTGCCGCAAAGCAGGATGGACAGCGGACCAACTCAGCATTGTTGCCACCAAGCACTACAAACCCCGCATGGTTGAACGTGTCAACATCATGACTGGCAAGAAGTTTAAAGAAGATGTCAACACTCCGCGCTTCTGCTCGCCCAGCTCAGAATCATTCTGGAGCATGTAATACTTGAGTATTACCGTTTTGGTGGTTGACCAATAATTGCCAAAATGCTATAATATGGACATATTGTAACAAAAGGAGCTTGAAATGACCTACGCAACAATCCAAGAAGTCAACACTTCTATCATGTTCAGCAATTTTACAAACGAACAACTCAACAGCATCAATGATGCGGTGAACTATGCTCGTGCCCAGCTTCGTGCAGTAAAGATTCGCACATTCACCAAAGGTGACACAGTGAAGTTTCACAGCACCAAACGTGGCGTTACTGTCACAGGCACAGTGACCAAGGTTGCCATCAAGTATGTCACAGTCAAGGACGGTGCCATGCTGTGGCGTGTGCCAGCCAATATGTTGGAGGCTGCATAATGAAACCATTTCGACACTGGCTACATGAAAAGTGGCTTGAGCATCAACTTGAACTCGAAAGTTATAACCAACCAGTGTCTTATGATATTCGAGCATATTTTGCCAACTACAAATACTGGCTCCGACGAATTTACCGTGCATCTCAACAAGGAGTACAGCAATGAATGAATGGGTGTTGATTGTTTCTTTGTTCAGTCCCGGCGGCAATTTTTTAGACAAAATACCCGTGACCATGCCTGACAAGATTGCATGCAAACAGGCAATCAAAACACTGCCCAAAAAAGGCGAGCACCCAATGGGTGTGCAGTATCGAGGCCTATGTGTGACCATGGCACATTGGACGGGCACTGCACCAATGAAAAATGTTCCACTTGATTAACGGAGAAAAGCATGGGTCTTGACATGTACGCATACGTGGCCGCCAAGGCAGGTCAGCAAGATGAATTTTATGAAGGTGCAGAACTTGATCCTGACACTAGGAATTATGTAAACCCCAATGTCAACAAGCCGCGAGAAATTGCTTACTGGCGCAAGCATCCCAACCTGCATGGCTGGATGGCACAACTGTGGCTTCAACGCGAAGGCAATGAACTACGAGAAACAGACAACTTCAACGGCATTGAACTAGAACTCACGTATGAGGACTTGGATGAATTGGAGTATGCAGTACAAAATGATCGACTGCCCTCAACGTCAGGATTCTTTTTTGGCGAAGGTGCTGATGATTACTACAAACCCAGTGATCTAAAATTCATTCAAGAAGCCCGTGCAGAAATGTTCCTGGGTTTGAAAGTATTCTATAATTCATCATGGTAACCACGTAAATATATGAATGGCATTGACTTCTCACACACTCAATTCAACGGTGTCCCTGTGGCAGCTGATTGGATAAGGGACCTTGAAAGTTCCGACAGCCGACTGCACAAAGAACGTGTAATTGAAAAAGCACTAATGGCCGCAAAGTTGGGTAGTGCCAATGCGCAGTGTTTTCTGTTCAACTGCTACCAAGCATACAATCCCTACTACACATTCCATGTAAAACAGGTGCCTGACAGCGAGGGTATTGAGCATGCGGAAAATCCCTGGCCTGTGTTTTGGGGCTTGCTGGAAGGCTTGCGCACACGATCATTCTCAGGACATCGTGCCCGAGATGCTATCTTGGAAACAATGAAACGCTTTGACAGTTTAG